AGTTGAACTTCCCTCTCCTGGAACTGAGGCAAGCTTAGAAAAGAGCCTATACATGCAGGGGTATGCTACGAGCAATTCAGAAAGAGGACTATATACACAAGGGTATTTAACTAACAGCTCAGAAAGGGGTTTGTATATTGAAGGATATGGTACTAGCAACTCAGAAAGAAGCTTATATATATCAGGATTTGATACTAGCAATAGTAGTAGGTCTTTATATATACAAGGAACTTTAGATAGTAATTCCGAAAGAGGACTATATTTGGCAGGAAAGGATACTGGTAATTCTACAAGAAGTTTACATATTTCTGGTATTGATACTGATACTTCGCAAAGAAGTTTATGGATTCAAGGAACACTAGATGATGGCTCAGAAAGAACACTCTATACTCAGGGTAAACAAACAGACGATTCTACAAGAGGGCTATATTTAGTAGGTAAGATAGAAACAGAAAGCGAAAGGAAGATTTACTTAGAGGGAATAGATACAGGAACTTCGGAGAGAAACCTGTACACTCAGGGTACATTGGATTCAGATTCAGAAAGAGGGCTTTATTTAGAAGGGCAATCAGTTGTAAGTGAAAGAGGACTTTACGTTGAAGGTTGGGGTTGGGATGAAAGAAAACTTTACATAGAGGGTGCAGGTGGTGATAATAGTGAAAGAAACTTATGGATAGCAGGAATAGATGACAGTGAAAGCGAGAGAAGTTTATTCTTAACAGGTAAACTAGCCGACAGTTCAGTAAGAGATTTATACCTTTCAGGAATTGCTACAAGTGATAGTGAAAGAAAACTGTACCTAGAGGGAGTGGATACCGACAGCAGTACAAGAAGTTTATGGGTCTCGGGTAAGGATACAAGTCATTCAGAGAGATTGCTTTACTTAATAGGTAAGATTGTAAGTGAATCGGAAAGAGGTTTGTACATTGAAGGTACTTCGGGAATATCGGAAAGGAATATCTGGATTTATGGTAAGGACATTTCTTTAAGTGCTAGGAGTGTATACCTTCAAGGTAAGGATTCAGATTCAAGTGTCAGGGTGTTGTACATAAGTGGTGTGTTAGATGGTCAATCAGAAAGGGGGCTGTATATAAATGGAACGCTGGGGGTAAATTCTGAGAGGGGATTATACTTAATAGGGACTGTGTGTCCTTGGTACTCTGGAGATGATAAAGATTGGTATGACTTAGATGAAAAAGATTGGCAAAGTTCTACTAAAGAAGATTGGCATGAGGACGACAAGGAAGGGTGGTATGTCAAGTGATATAATATTAAATAAGTTAAATAGGTAAAAATTATGGCAGATTTTCCAACAGCTAAAACAGAAGCGGTTGATAATGTAACTGATGTTTTGGCTAAACATATAAACAATTTAGAAGATAAAGTAGGGATTGACAGTAGTGCTGATACCAGTTCTTTGGACTACAAGGTAAACAATATTTTAGTCCCTTATTCGGGTGCAGATGATGATGTTGATTTGGGAGATAATGACAACAATTACATCTTACAGCGAATATGAGGTTAGCAGACCAACAAACAGATACAGATTCTACTAATGGGATTATATATAAAGGGACTAGTAGATTTATACATAACTTTAGACATCCCACGGGGGATACTGCTAGACCAATAGGACATAATACATTTGTAGGTATAAATGCAGGTAATTTAACCATGGGGAGTACGGCTACAGCAACAGCACATGGCAGTTATAATGTGGGAATAGGTACTTACGCTCTCCATTTAAACACCACCGGCTCCTACAACACCGCCAGCGGGCCTAAGACTCTCTACGCCAACACCTCCGGTAATTCCAACACCGCCAGCGGGTATGTGGCTCTCTACTCCAACACCACCGGCTACGCCAACACCGCCAGCGGGTATTACGCTCTCTACTCCAACACCACCGGTAATTACAACACCGCCAGCGGGTATTACGCTCTCTACTCCAACACCACCGGCTACGTCAACACCGCCAGCGGGCGTACGGCTCTCTACTCCAACACCACCGGTAATTACAACACCGCCAGCGGGTATGTGGCTGGAAGATACATTTCCGGTGGTGGGAGCAATGAAACCGGTAACAACTCTGTATTCTTGGGCTATGACACCAGAGCTTTAGCTGACGGACAAACCAACCAGATTGTGATTGGTAGTGGGGCTGTAGGTATTGGCTCTAACAGTGTAGTGCTAGGTAATGATAGTATAGTTACTACTGCATTAAAGGGTGATGTGGGGATAGGGACGACGAGTCCTAGTGCCACTTTGGATGTGAATGGTTCTTTGAGTAAGAATTCAGGGTCGTTTCTAATAGACCACCCACTAGAGCCGACCGAGAAGTTGTTAAGGTATGGGTTTGTGGAAAGCCCACGATATGATTTAATTCACAGGGGCAGAGTTACATTAAAGGATGGAAAGGCAACTGTAAACATAGATAAGGAATACGGGTTAAGTGTAGGGACTTTTGAAGCACTTACACAAAACGCACAGGTAACTTCACTATTGCCAGTTAATTCTTTTGTAAGAGTTAAAGCAAGTGAAATTAAGGGTTGTGAGTTTACTATTCAAGCCGAGGAAAAGGTTAGTATGGATGTTAATTGGGTAGTAATAGCAGAACGAAATGATGTATATATTAGAAATACAGACGAAACAGACGAGAATGGACACTTAATAAATGAAATAGAAAAAGAGGAGTTTGATGAAAGTAAATTGGAAAAAGAGATTATAGAAGTAGAGGACGAAAAGGAGGTAGGAATAGAGTATAAAAAAATAGATGTGTCCAATAAGAAGGGCTATTATAGAAGCATGAAGGAGTATGGACAAGAGCCAGTAACTAGAGAAATAGAAAAAGTATTAAAAGAGAACATTGAAGAAGAGATAATTTTATTAAAGCACAATGGATATTAACAGACTTAACAGGTTAGATTTCATTAATGCTGTAAAGAGGTTGTATATGGGGGTTCTTGTAAGAAACGAACTTCAAACAACGACTTTAATACAGACATTATTTAGTCAGCCTTACAATTTAAATGACCCTAATGATGTAGGATTAATGATTTTTAGTCTGGAAAATACCATCGACGCACAGCTACAGCCTGATATGTTTGATTACATAAGTGGGGGGATGAAGGAATTAGTACAGATGGGGGTATCTCATGCTGTGGAAAGTTCTGCCAAGCTTAGCATTATAGGAGACAGTGCTTTTGATTTTATTCCAATGTACGACAGGTTAGCTCTTGATTATATTAACCGAGTGGGAGTTGATGGAAAAAGGCTGTCGGACAGAATCTGGAGTGCTGAAGCAAAGAATGCCATTACCAAGGAAGTGTACGAGTCTATTAAAAGAGGGGACACTGTATTTACTTTGGCACAAAACTTAGAAAAGGTAGTAACCACAGGCACCCCACGGTATTATCTTAAAAGAATTGCGGAAACAGAATTAACTTACGCTTATGCTCATGCCAAGGCAGATATACTACTAGCTGAAATGGAATTGTTTGGTAACGTTCAAGGATACATAAGAGTATCTCTTTCACCTGTTCATAATATCATTGATATTTGCGATGCACTTTGGGGAACCTATAAAGTTGAGGACGCTCCCTTACCTGCATTCCATCCAAACTGCCTTTGTGTAACGGAAACCTTCCTAAGACCAAAAGGAGAAAAAGTGCCTCATACCACTATAGAAGAACGCATTAAAAGGGATATGGATAAGATAACTGTGGACACTATTGAGACTGCTACGGGTGTCTTTAACTTACCAAGCAAAAAGGAGTAGTTTTACAAATCACCCCGTTATGGTATATTATATTAACGCTCTATATAAATTAAATACTTTTTTAAATGGGAGACAAAAAAGAAAAGGACGCAGAGAAGAAAACTGCTCCAGAGGTTGTGGAGAATCAGGAGACTGATACATCTACACCAGAGGAAGATTCTAAACCTGAGCCTAAGTCTGAAGCCCCCGATAAGAGTGATGATAAGGTGAAAGCTTTACAAGGGCAAATCAGCAAGCTTCAAAAGGAGCTTAATAAAAAAACCGACATAAAGAATCAACTTAAAACTTTGCTTGGAGAGGAACAAGATACGGAGTCAGATGTAGACCCCGTTAAAGCCTTAACTGATAGGCTTTCCAATCTCGAGTCTGAACTTCAGACGGAAAGAGCAGAGAATGTCAAAAACTCTTATATAGATGACCTCACGCAGGAAGGACTTTCTGAGGGTATTAAAAAATACCTTAAAAAGAGAGTAACTCCTACAACGGATGTGAAGGAACTTGAGAAGACTCTTCAAGAAGAACTTAATTCTTTGCAAGAAGTTTTAAGTGAGCAGACTCCGACTGTTTCGGACTCCAGACCTTTTGGTGCTGGTGCTGTTACAGGAGACGCATTGGACGCTACTCATGTTTTGGAAAATCCAGAGGCTTATAATAAATAAAGTATTAAGAGCATACTTAATATTTTAGACAACCTGAAATGAGTTTAGATACAACATACTTCAATAGAACTATAGCAGGTGCCGCAGGAGACATTTCTTATGCGATTAATCCTTACGCTATGGCGGAAGGGATTTCTCAATTAAGAGGTAATCTCGTTGTTGGTGCTTTAGCTACTAACTATTCTCAAGAAGCCAGAAACCAAGGAACCAGGTTTAGTCAGAACGTAAGAGTACCCAAATGGGGTTCTCTAACTGTAAACAGTAAAGTTCCAGGAACTGCAGTTACATACGACCAGCCTACAATGGATAAGGTCGACATCCCTATAGACACCCACAAAACTGTGGACATTCTTATAGAGGATTTCGGTGGACTATTCACGCCTACCGCAAAAGTCGCCTATGCACAAGAAGCTGGTTCTGTACTTGCAGAAGCCATGGAAGACGACATAATTGCTATGTACGCAAGTGCAAGCAAAGTGCTAGGAGGTGTAAACCAAGAAGCAGATGCCGACTTTATTGCTGACATAAACTACTGGGCCAGAGTTGGAAAATGGAGAGCAGGACAAGGTAGAAACATTGTCTGGGGTTCACGAGGTGAGCAGCAATTGCTCAAGAGTGATACATTGCAAACAACCATCGTACAAGGTGGAGACCAGAGTGCATTGAGAAATGCGTTCATTGGGTCCATTTACAAGTTCGATAACTATGTATCCAACGCTATGCCTGCATATACGGGTTCTCCTAACGCAGAACACGGAATGGCATTCCAGAGAGAAGCCTTAGGTGTGGTCTTTATGGACATGTCCTTAGAGTCCGCAAAACCAGGAGTTCAAATTACTCCAATAAGGCTTTCTGATGACAATGGTAACCTAGTTTACTCTATGAGAAGCTTAGTTAGCTACAATCAGGACTACAGAGGAGAAGCAATATCTTTCGATACCATTTATGGTCTCGGAGTTGTTAATGACCTTCTGTTGTTTGATTTGGTCATTGGAGACTACTAAACGTAGTTTGCATATTCTGGGCTCTTAGGAGCCTAGAAGTATGGACATTACAAAACAATACGTCTGGGCAACCCCAGACCCTGACCGTGTTGCACGGGTAGTAGCCATGAGGAAAAACGATAAATGGGTGGAGGTATACAAAGGAGAGCGTATTTTTGTCCACTACAGTCAAATGCACTACCTTTCTACCAAGGGTCTTATTGTATGTGAGGACGATTTTTCCAAGTACGTATTTTCAACCCAAGAAGCTGCCGAGAGGTGTGATGATAAGTTTAGACTGCATATTAATGAGAATAGACTATGAATTTACCAACGCAAAGAACGGAGGTTTTGGAGTATTAGGAAAAGGAATAGCCAGTGCGTTAACAGACGCAGGACACACATTGACCACCCAAGACCCAGACATTATTTTCACTTACGGAATGCCCAACACATTTGCTAACGCAAGGAAACGCCACCCAGACAAACCACTTATTTTTTACACAGTATGGGAGTCAAGTATTTACCCAAGGGATTGGGTTAATGACATGAAAAAGCACAAGGTGGACTTTCTTTTAACAGCCAGTGAATACACAAGAAAGTCTATTATCAGAGAAGGCTGGCCAGAGGACAAGGTTGCAGTATGGGAGCATGGTATTGACAGCAGGTGGAAGTACAAGAAAAGAAGGGATGACGGTGTGTTTACCTTCCTACATTACAATGCGTACGAGTGGAGGAAAGGGTGGGATATAGTTTTAATGGCATTCATACAAGAATTTCAGCCCCAGGAGGCTGTGAGATTGATTCTAAAAGCTCGTGAGAGAGACCTAGGTAACTTTGTAACTGAAATTAATAAAGAAGACCAGCCGTTGGACATATCCAATGTAGAAGAGATATTAGGGCACATTTCAGACGAGGCTATGGTGGATATGTTGGAAAGAGCAGACGTTGGGGTGTTTCCAGTTCATGGCGAGGGGTGGTTTTTGCCAGCAACAGAATGTGTAGCACAGGGTATTCCAGTTATTATGCCCAAGCAAATGGCTATGGCACAACAGTGGAATGCAGGGTGTATTGATTTGGAAATAGAGGGTTATATTAACGTTTCCCCAAGGTATCCTGGAGCAATGATTCAAGCAAGTGTGGGCGACCTGCAAAAGAAGATGCGGTGGTGTTATAATAATGAACAGGAATGTCGCAAGATGGGAAAGAAAGGAAGCCAAGAGGTCTTTAAGAGGTTTAATTGGCCTAAGATTATTAAAGACTTGGAAGGGTATTTAAATTTATTTATTAAATAATATGTTCATGATAAACCACGCAGGTAGGGTTGTTGGTTTACCCTATGAAATGGAAGAAATGGGCTTTAAGCAAGCCAAGGAGGTTCTTTCCATATCCTCAGAACTTATGGAAAGAGGAACAGTAATTAAAGGAAGTAATATGGCGGTTGTTAAAACCAAGGGAATGGTAGACCTTAAGAATCAAATCTTAGCTCGTTTCCCCAATGTTGTTACGGACGAAGAGTATCTGGCAAAGCAAGGTGCTCCAGAGGTTGACCAAGAGGTACAGGTGAAAACAGAAGAAAAGATAATTGAGGAAATAGAGAAAGAGAAAAAGGAACTTGAGGAGAAGTTAGAAAAGGAAAGACAAAAGGAGGAAGTTATAGAAGAAGAGGAAAAAGTGGAAGAGGAAGAAGAGGAAGTTTTAATACCCAAACCAGAGGCTCAGATAATTGAGGGAAAGCCCAAGAGAAGACCCAGAGGACAAGAGAAAAGTATTGCAGAGCTTTACGAGGAAATGCAGAGAGAAGAAAAGGAAAATGATGTTAATGCTAAGCCTCCTATGATTGTTAAAGAGGAAATGACGCTAAAGAGAATCCTTGAAGCCGCAGACTTTTACAACATTCCTTTAAAATCCACAGAAAAGAAGTACGCTAAAGCTAAAGTTATTGAACTGATGTATGAAAGATATAAGGGGTAGAGAACAAACAGGTTATGCTGTGCAAGATAGAAAAACGGGCAAGATTTATAGAACCTATGAAACCTATGCCAAGAGATTGGTAAGGGAAGGGAAAATGAAAATATTAGCACAAGAGGGGGAAAAAGATTATAATAAATATATGGTGCAAGATGGAGACGGTGGGAAGAAATAAATTAAATAGGAAATATTATGGCTGAAATATACAGACTTTTCACAAGCCTGATAGGGGAAACCCTTACTGATTACGATGACGCTAACCTTAACTACCTTCGTTTTCTGGACGCTGGTATTGATAAGGCTTCTCAGGTTTTGGGTTTGATTGTTGACGAGGAAATAGAAATAGAACAATCCGACATTGACACAGGGTACATTGAACTTACACACGACATTGTATCTATCATAGACACAACCCTTAATCCATTAAAAGAAGATGTGCATTGGCAAACAGACGGTACAAACAAGATTCTGTTTATTAAATCCGAGTGGATTTTTCCCAACACTTATAAGGTAACTTACAAAACCAAGTACAAGATTTTTGACGGAGAAATGAGAGAGGATGAGTACTTTGATTTTCCAAAGCCAATAGACTTGGGGATTGTATTCTGGGCTTTGTCTGTGTACATGGAAACAAAGGGGTTAACCACAGTGGACGGAGAGACCTTAGTGCAAAGCAAATCAGAAGAAGGTATGAGTGTTTCTTATGACAACTCCTCTTCATACCGAGTAAGTTCTCCACGACAATTAAGAGAAAGAGCAATTGAAATATTTAGAAACTCCTCAAACAGTTCAAACATTAACTTTAGTATAACAATCTAATGTCTTTATTTAGTGGACAGGAAAAGTTAGTAGAGGTTTATCACTCGGTTGATACGACTGCTAAGAAGGTTGTGAATTATCCCAGTACGCCCAATTTTCTGGTAAGGGTGAATTTAATAAGAAGGGGGGCGGATGTTACTTCATTTTTGGGAGACCAATTAACTGAGTTTATTGCTAATGTTAGGGAAGATTATTTGGGGGATGAAACCTTAAAGGAATCAGACAAGGTGGTCATAGACAACAAGGAGTTTATAATTGTTAACAAGCCTCGTTACAACAGGCTTTTTAAAAGATACAGAATTAATTTAAGGTCAAGAGAAGATGGCGTTTAGACTGGATTTGGATTTAAAAGAAGTGAATAAATGGCTTGACAACCAAAGCCACAGGGATGTTGCAAAAAAGAGAATGATAACCACGATTAAAAACCAGACTGTTGAAAAGACAAGGGAAGCACTTAAAGGGCACAACACCACAGGACAACTCTTGGATTCTATTTCAAGTGTGGGAACAGCTACGGGCTTTACCATATACAGTGCCATGTATGGAGATATTGTTTTAGAGTATGGACGCTCCCCTGGTGGGAGACCTCCAGAGGAAGCCCTAAGACAATGGGCTATGCAAAGGCTAGCCGTTTCAGAGGGAGAGTCATGGGCTGTGGGAAGAGCATTGGCTACGAAGATTCAGCATGAAGGGACCTTAAAGCACAGGATGGGTGGACCCAAAGAGATTACAGAAATACAAGAGCATTTAAACAAGGAGTTTATTCCTAACGAATTAATTAAGTTATTAGAGGCTTACACAGAATGAAAATAGCAACAGTTATGCAAAACCTTCAGGAGTTTTTTGAGGATTTGGAATGGACTTCGGATGACGGAAAGGGTAAGACTAGCTTTCAATCAGTCTACACCTACCCGAGTTGGCTAGAAGCAGAGGGGTATCCTTTTGTGGTCATACTGGATTCTACAGGTAGTGGTGAGAGTATTGATAATATGACTTTGGAGTTTAATACTGTTATATCTGTTAGTATCTGTATCAATTATGGTACAATAGATAAACAGTCGGATGAGGAAAAGATTGAAGAGGTCATGCTACGCTTAAGAGAAGCGTGGGATTATGTTAAAACACAGCTCTTTACATTTACTACTATGCAGGAATTAGGCGTTGATTGGACCTACAATCCAGCCTACCTAGACGACTTTGATGATGAGTTAAATTTATACAAGAGAACATTTAATTTAATTGTAAAGGAAACTATCAGTCGTGGCTAAGAAAAAGACAGTAAAGAAAACGGAGGTTAAAAAGGTGGAGGAGAGATTTTTTGTTCCAAGTTTGGGCAAGAGTCTTACAAAGGAAGAAATAAATAAATTAAATAAATAAAGATATGAGTGATTATCAGCATGTCGGAGCGAGACAAGAAATCGCTTTTAAAGTGGAGAGTCCCAGGGGTACTGCAACCGACCCAAGTGCAGGCGATTGGTTTCCACATACAGGTCAGGGCTTCATTCCCTTGGCTGAAAAGTATGTAGACGACTCAGGGTTTGGTAGAATCGAAGGAAGAAACAGAGCAGACGTTGCTAAAGAGTACGCCCAAGGTTCCGTAACTATGAGATTGTATGACAGCTTTTTGGACCCACTAAACAGAATGATATTTGGTGCAGCAAAGGTGGGGGACAAATACAGTGTTACCAACACCAATGTACATAACTCCTACACAATTACAACCTACGACCCAGTTGCAGGGAAGAAAAAGTATGCAATGGGAATGCTTAATAGTGTGGGTATTTCTGCAAGTACGGACGAGTATGTATCCATAAGTATGGATTTAACTTCCAAGAAGTCAGCCAGTTCAAGTGCGGCAGACCCATCTTATACAGAGAATGCCGTTGCTTATGTACCAGCAGAACTTACATTTGAATACGCAGATGATGTGGCTGGATTAAGTTCATCAACGGAAATTAACTGCAGAAACTTCAATCTCAATATAGAGAAGGGAGTAGATATAGACTGGGCTTCAGGGTCAATAGAGCCTGCCAACATATTCAATGGCAGAATGACAGTAACAGGGGATGTAACCCTTACCTACAATACGGATACTTTACAGGGGCTAGCATTTGCTGGAACCAGTAAAGCTATTGCTATTACAATGGAAAATGATGCATACAAGTGGGAGATAATTCTACCTAGTGCAGACTTTGGTGATTGGAATAGGAGTTCCGAGCTAGACGGTATTGTTACTGAAACATTTACCTTTGCAGCAAACTACATAGACCAGACCAACGGTTTGATTTATGCAAATGTAACTTCAGTTTAATTTTAATAAGGAGGAAAAATGGAAGTTAATGGTAGAAAATGTGAAGTCCTGAAGATTGGGGAGGACAAGCTATACTTACCTAAAAAATGGAAGGGTAAGGAAGTAATGGCTACCCAGAAACTTATGTACGGTGATACTACGGTGTCAGCGGACGGGAAAAACATTAATGTAGGGCAATTGTTAATTAACATGCCCCAGCTCTTTCCAATTTTATGTCTTAAAATAGAAGGCAAGGATAAGGAAGTTCCTGTAACAGTGGAATACCTTGAAGAGTTGGATGCGGACGATTTCTTAAAAGTACAAAAGAAAATCAGTCAGGCAATCAACCAAATGAACGCTAACGAGGAAAAAAAAGACTAAGACAAACCCTTGAGGATGTCATAATGTACAACAAGGGACCCGTACCAATGGAACTTTTAGTTCAGAGGGTTTGTCAAAGGTATAACAAACTACCAAGTGAGGTTCTGGAGGAAGAGTGGGATTGGGTTGAGTTATTATTGTTAATAGACTCAATCGACAATGGGAGGCAGGAGCTTGAACAGGAGAGAGCTAAAATGAAAACAAAGGCACAAGCCGATGCTAAAAGACGCAACTAAAAGAGCGATTATAAAATTAGAGCTAGACGATAAGGCTACAAAAGACTTAAAGAAAGTCCAGAGAGAAATGGTCGATATGACCAAGACCTTTGCTATAGCTTCAGCGGCTGTTACTGCACTTGGGGGAATGTTGGTTAAAACAGCAGGAGACGTTGAGCAATTGGAAATCACCTTCAGGAGTCTTACAGGTTCTCTAGGTAACGCTAAGGTGTTAATGAATGATATCTACACCCTTGCACGCAGAAGTCCTTTTAAGATTCCAGAACTGGAGGAAACAGCACGAATGCTTTTAAGTTTCGGACTGGAGCTTGGCAATATCATACCCCTTATGGAGACCATGGGAGACCTAGCTTCTGGGTTGGGTAAGGATTCCTTAGCAAGAATGGCAACCACACTAGGTCAGGTTCAAGGTAGAGGTAAGCTAGCAGGTCAAGAGTTTCTTAGGCTTTCTAGGTTGGGTTTACCAATAGCCGCACAATTGGCAGAGGATTTAAATCTCTCGGTAGAGGAGGTATCTTCCAATGTTTCCAAGTTAAACATAAGTTTTGAACAGGTGGTTTCTGCATTGGAGTCCATACGCCAAAAGAGGTTTATGGGTCTTATGGAGGAACAATCTAATACGCTACTTGGATTGTGGGTTGGGATTAAAAATGAAATAACCATTACTGCAAGACAAATTGGTATGGCTACACAGGTTTTAACTGTGAGCAAGGATGTTTCAACAATGATACTGGAGGCGTTTGAGGGTATTCGTAAGTTTGCGTTTGTGGTTGTGGGTGCTGTGGCTCAGGTGGCTAAATGGTTTGTGTCGTTGTATAACACGATAAGACCGTTACTTCCCATTATAATCGCTGTAAGTGGGGCACTAGCAGTAATGATGTTTAGCCTTACTGTAATAATCCCTGCAGTTGCAAAATTAGTCTTGGCATTTAAGGCTTTGGGTCTTGGTGCGACTGTGCTGACGATGAAATTAACTTTGCTAGGTGGGGTGATTGGTTTCATTATAGCTTTATTGGGTTATTTCTATATAAAGAATGTAAAGATTAACGATATTTTTGGTGATATGACGACTGCTATGCCTAAGTGGGGGGAAGCGGCAGGTAAGGCTGGAGAACAAGCTGCAGCAGGTGCTCAGAGGGCTGCAGAGACTATGGACAATCTTAGGAAGCAAATAGAAGCTGAGAAGAAAGCGTATGAAGAGCAATTAGCAGACATTGTACGTAGAACCAGAGAGAGAATTGCACAAACACGCAAGGAATTAGAAAGAGAGCAAAGAGACTTTGAAGAGCAAATGGACAAAAGAAATCAGAAGTACGAAGAAGAAAGTAAGGCGATAGAGGAACAAACAGACGATAGGGTTAGAGAATTGGAAGGCTACTACTCACAGACAGAACAACTTGATGATGAGAATAAAGATAAGAGATTAGCCGAGATAAGGGACGCTATAGAGCAAGAGAAAGCCATGGGTCAACAAAGATTAGAGGCATTAAAAAATGAGCATAACGAGGAGGTAGCAAAAGCTCAAAGGGCATTTGAAGAAAAGAATGAAAGCAGAAGACAACAACTGGAAGAAGATATTGCTATGTTGGAGCGACATGCTGATGACATAAATGCAATTAACATAGGTGCTGCAAAAGACGAGATAGAGATATTAAAAGAGAAACACCAAGAACGATTAAAGGAATTAGAAGAGCAATTACAGAAGGAAAAGGAAAAAAGAGATGCAGCCAATGCAGATATGGTTAGAGGATTTGGTGGTGCATTAGATGATATGACTGGGCTACTAGATATGTTTCCTGAGAGTTTTGATTGGGCTGATGTGTTTGAATTGCCAACACTGGAATTTCTGTTTATGGATTTGGCTGCTACCGTAACAAAAGGGTTAACAGGACTACTTTATGGATTCATATCACTTGTAACAGGGGCTGTTGATTTGTATGCCAGGTATTTGGCTGAGGTAGGAGAAGTATTTGGTTCTGAAACATTGATGTCAAACGCTCAAAAGATTAGGAGTTGGACTACTGCGGTACAAGACAATGCGGCTTTAAATCTACAAGCCCAATGGGCAAACATAGAGGCAAGGTTAGCAGAAAACAGGGCTTCAGGTGGGGGTGCTTCTGGAATGACTTGGGTTGGGGAACACGGACCAGAGTTAGTAAACCTACCAAGGGGCTCCCATGTATACAACCGAGACGACAGTGCAAGAATGGTACAAAGTGGGGACATAGTGATTAATGTGAATGCACCAGTTACTGGTGTAGACAACTTGAAAGAGGTTATAATACAAGCAGTGAATACTGCAACGGAAAGACAAAATAGATTAGCTAAATATAACTTAGTATGAGCAATTTAATACTGTACGGGGCACAAAACTTAAACAACAAAAAGTGTGTTATTTCTAATCCAGAAGGATTTAGAAGTAACCAGAGTTCTATTCAGACTATTAAGAATGCTAGGTTTGACGGTGCTACTGTGGTGGACAGGAAGTTAGATGAAAAGGACATTACCTTAGATGGAGTCTTGTATGCTACTGATGATTTGACCCTTGAGGAGGTCTTACACGAGTATAATACAGCACTTCAAGACAAGAACAGATACTTCAGGGTCTCCCCTACTTGGTTGGAGTTTACTCCTTTAGCCAGTTCTGAGGGTTGGCAAGTAGTTGGGGATGCGACTGCCTTGGATTTTGACGAAGAGGTGTTCCAGTATGGAGAAGGAAGCGTAAGTTTTAACATAGACTTGGATGGTGCGTTTTATTATTCAGGAGTGAAAACAGAGAGTGGACAATACCATAACATGGCATCCTTTGCAGGTACGGGCAACTTTGAAATCTGGGTTTATTTACCTAGCACAAAGGGGTTATCAGGGGTTACACTTAGAGTGGGAGGTGATGCTTCTAACTATTATTATTCTACTCAGACTAGCCAATACGATGGTAGTGTTTTCCAGCCAGGTTGGAATTACTGTAGTTTCAGGGTAGCACAAATGACCCAAGAGGGTATTCCTGACCCTTACGGTATGGGAGAGTACATTGAAATGAGGATTATTTACGGAACGGAAATGGCAGAAACAGAAGAGTTAAGGTTTGGGGGATTAATCTGGCAAAAAGACAATGCCAGTAGGAATTACAAAGCGTATGTTGGAGGGATAGAGGTTTCAACAAATCATTATGACATAACGAGAGCGTCTTGCACCATAGGGGTTTTAGCTTATGAGGGTGCTGCAATGTCAACAGGGGAGTTTAATGCTTACGGTTCTGCAGGAAACGAGACAGCAACTACTACTGCGACTGCCATCTTCCAGGGTAGCCATACTCCATTGCCTGTTATAACCTTTAATGTAAGGGCGGCTACTAATGTTTCTGGAATAACACTAACCAACTTCACTACAGGAGACAGCGTTACTGTTGAGGCAACCTATGCGGCTGCAGACGTTATGGTGATAGATTGTCTTACACGGGAGGTTACCTTAAATGGGATTGCTGTGGATTATGATGATGTTTTACCCAGGTTTTTACTAGGTGATAACAGTCTACAGTTTTCAATCCAGACAACAGACGAGGAAGACATAGAGGAAACGACTCAAAATATTAATTTAACAGGAGAAGTATAATGTCAACACTATTAGTATCACATACACCGACACTTTCTTCGTACAAGTTTGGGTACTCTGGGACTTTACTAGGACAGACCTTTATAATGCCTTCAGGTTATGACAGGATTAACTCGGTTAAGATTCCTTTAAGAAGACTAGGTACGGTTAGTGGCAATTGTACTGTTTCAATTTACGCAACCTCTGGGGGAGTTCCTACGGGAAGTTCCTTGGGGAACGCTACTTATACAGCCAGTTCTATTTCAACTTCTGGGTCTACCTATTACGAGTTTACTTTTGGGACTGCGGTTGCTGTAAGTGGTGGTTCCAGATACACGGTTGTATTTGACGGCAATGGTACAAGTTCCAGTAACACGGTTGTTTGGTGGACGGACAACGCTAATTCTTATGCGAACGGTTCTGGATTTTATAAATACTCTGGCGGGGGTTGGACGGACTACGGGATTGACTTTGGTTTCCAGGTGTACGGTTCGGTTTCTGTATCCTTGGCTACTGTAAGCACTACGGCTGCTTCCAGCGTAACATCTTCTAGTGCGACTTTGGGTGGTAATGTAACCAACGCAGGAGGTGGTACAGTAAGTTCAAGAGGTGTTGCGTATTCTTCAACTAACTCAAACCCTGTTAAGGGAACACACCCTACTGTAACAATGGGTTCTGGTACTGGCTCGTTTAGTGGCTCTGTTACTGGACTAAGTGCGGCGACCACGTATTATGTAAGAGCATGGGCTACCAACGAGGCGGGTACTGCGTACGGTTCTTCTGTTTCGTTTACAACTTCAGCTGTGGCTCCAAGTGTAACCAGTGAAAGTTCCAGTAATATTTCGGCTATTTCTGCCACCTGTTCTGGTAATGTAACAAGTTCAGGAGGTGCTAGCGTAACCCAAAGGGGTATTGTTTATGGTACTTCTACTAATCCAACTACTTCTGGGGACAAGGTGGTCAGTGGTTCTGGTACTGGCTCATTTAGTGCTAATCTTACGGGGCTTTCTTCTGACCAATTGTATTACTGGAGGGCGTATGCGATTAACTCAATTGGAACGACCTATGGTGATAACAAAACATTTACTACTAAGGACATTATTTCACATTGGGCACAATCGTTTGAAACTGACAGTGCAGGAGTGCTAACCAGTGTAAGTTTACTTTTAAGAGAAACCCTAACTTCTTCCAGTACAGCGAAGGTGCGACTTTACTCTGATGATGCGGGTTCTCCTGATGCACTACTGGCAAGTACCACCAGAGTGGTTAGTAGTGGTGCTTATCAATGGTATACCTTTACCTTTGACTATGATGTGGATGCTACTACTACTTACTGGGTTGTCTTGGAAGACCCTTATATTGTTGGGAGTTATTATCAATACTGGGGTGCTGATAGTGCTGGTTCTTATGGTGCTGTTAAATATAGCACGGACGGTTCGGCATGGACTGCTAAGGCTGACACTACTGCGGCATTTAAGGTGTATGTACAGCCTTCTTTGACTGTAGATTATGATGTAGAAATAGATTACAAAAAGAGGTACTTATAAAATGGCATACGAAATAAGCCACTACAAGTTAAATGACAACACAGCTACTATTACGGATAGTGCAGGAGCTAATGACGGGACACTAACAGGTAAGACATTTAATG